CGTCGTTTACCGAGTTTACGCTTTCCGCAAGTTCAAGCTCGTACTCCTCGCCGTCATACTCAACCGTTGCGCCCACAAGCTCCTCGTGCAGTACGCTGGCGTACTTATACTCCCTGTACTGATTATCCCAAGTACCGATGTTTTCAAGGTAGTACCATTCATATTGCATAGCCCCCGTCTCGTCCTGATACCGCTGTCTGCTATCGGCAAGGAATATTCTGCCGTCCGTCAGAACGCACAAATATCCGCCCCATTCTTCAAGCGACACCTGCGACAAATCGGTGTTTACAAGCCGAGTGTCGATAAGCCTGCTCCGATGTTCGTTTGAACGCTCGGAGGCGATTTTTAACTGCCCCACGCCCTCTACGCCGAGACGCGAGATAAATATAGGGTCGTCAAGGAAATTGCAACACGCGCCCATACAACCAAGCCCAGACAAGCCTTGCACGGACGGATATATACGCGGCATAAGGTGTAAATTGCTGTCCGTCGCCGTATGAAAGTAAATCGCGCTGTCCTGCTGGGTGTCGCTTTTGAGTACCATAAGCGTATCGGAGACGCACATTATACCCGTGATGGGCGACATACCCACGCCGTCCTGTACATAATTCAGAATACCGAAATACGACGGGTCGGCATAGCCCGTGCTGTTCCTGCCGCAGAAAAAAACGTAGTTGTGATAATCGGGATTGCCTGTACAAAATACTCTGCCGTCATAGGTCGTGCACAGCGTACATTTCGTAATAAGCTCCGCAATGTTGCTCATATTGTCCGTTACGCCGTCTATGGATTTGAACACTTTGGAGGCGGTTATTTCAACGCCAGCGTAGCCCTGCTCATACTTAGAGCCGTCTGCTCGTGATGTGTTTTCAGGCTTTGCAGGAGCCGTCGAGAGCGTTATTTTGCCGTTCGCCAAATCCACCGTATAAGCGGTTATATCGGCACCGTAAACCTTTACCGAAACGACGGAATCAAGCATATTCTCGTTCATATAAAAGTCTTTCGTCGTACCATCGGCAACGAAAGTATGCTTAAATCGCGGCGTTAAAACATTGCGCTGTTCGTACTCCGTGCCTGCGTTCGCGTTTTCGCCAGACGGTATGATGTTTATGTAGGTTGTAGGCACATATACAGGGTGCTTGTCGCCATAGTTCACAACAGGCATAATGTCCGTGCCGTCATACACAAGATAGTTTTTACCGTCTATGATGTAGATCAAGTTATTAAAAATAAAATACTCGCTCTTATGCTCGTTCATAGCCGCATACAGTTCGTCGGCGGCGGTCGTGATTCCCTCGTAAAACTCAATATCCAATATGTCGCCGTCCGACACCTCAGAGCTGGTAATCGAGAGCGTATTTGTCGCCTTTTTGAACGACGAAACGCCTGTGATGTCCGAGCCCGATTGCGTTTTAACGCTTATTATCCCCTCACACACAAAAGCAAGTTTTATGTCAAAAGTATAAAGCGTAACGCCGCCCGTCTCGTCGCTCCGTGTAGGCGCAGGAACGGAAATAACCTTTGTAGTCGGAATATTTATCGAGTTCGGATAATTGTGCCACAGAAACAGTTTTTTTCCGCTATGCACGACGACGCGCTCTGCGCCGCCTGCGAGCTTTGCTTTGAAATAAAAAACGCCGTAAATCTCACGGTTAGGCTCCGCAATATCTCTCGCGGTAGCTATGCCGTCAGCGTTTACGGCAATAGTTTTCGAGAAATCTGCTCTGCGCCTATACCCTGCCATTGTCTCCAAAGCCTCGCCCTGTCCGCTCTTGTAGTCCTTGTACATATTGACAAGATAAGCAAGCCGCGAGGCGTGTACCTGTGTGTGGTCGTTGGAGAAATCAACGCCTTTGAAATTCCCGTAATGTCTGCTGTATTCAGTTACTGCTTTACTCAGAACGCCCATACTACCACCCCGATTTGTTGCGATAAACGACGGGCTTTAAGTCTTTTTGCCGCGCCATAATCTCTGCAACCTGAGCATTGTACAGCGTCAGGTAATATTCAGCCTTTGTCGGCTCGTCGTCCGCCCAGATATAGCTCGCAACAAGATTCGGCATTAAACAGCTCAGTTCGCTGTCAAGGTCAATCTCGGTCGTCTCCATATCGTCGCTTAACGACAATTTCCTGTTTTGCCTGTTATACAGCACATCGTAAATACCTTTAATGGACGCAGGGATAAGAATTTTACTCGCGCCCTCTACAAAGTAGTCGGCGTTCAAGATAAAGCCCTTACCCCTCGTTGCGTCCACAATCGGAGGACACACAAACGACACGAAATCGTCTGTGAGGCTGGCAATGTCGTATGCGATAAATTTACTGAACGCAGGAACGCTCTCGGGGACTATTTTGTACATGCTCCCGTACATAGCCCCGTTCTGCACCCAATAGATATAATCGCCTGCAAATTTGAGACGGACTAAGCCCAAATACGGCTCCTCTCCGTCAAGGATTAAACCTCTGTATTGTTCAAACTGTCCTTTGTCGGAAACAAGTTCAATCGCTTTTATGGTCTCCCAAGTCTCCCCAGAATCAGTGCTTTTTTCGATAGTTGCGATACCGTTGCCGTTACATTCAAAAAAGTAACTTTTTGCGCCATCGGTAGAAAAAATAAGAGCCTCGTCGTCTTTGCATACAGGCTCAAAAGTGCTTTCGCTCAGCTTGTTTGCAAGCGGAAAATGATTGAGTTTATAAACCGAGGTAGCAGGTCTTATGCGGTTAATCTGTACAATCGCTCTGTTTGCCGCAAGAATAAAGCCGTTTGTTCTGTCGCTTTCAATCTCCGTCTCAAAACCGAGTTCCGCCACAGCGTCGTACAATTCTTTTAATGTCATAGCATAACCTCCTCGTAAGAATAAAGCTCGGGACAAGGCTTGCGTCTCATAACCGCAAGCCCGTCCAAAGCCAATACACCCTGTAAGAATATTTTACAGGGCGTATTTGTCGAATTAAAGAGCCGACGCGCCCGATACACTTTCGCCGTCAACGGCAAGGAGCAGGTGTTTCCACGTCGTGAAACCGATACCGAAACGGCAGTAACCGTTCCAGATGTTGTTACGGGTATGTTCGTCGATGTAGCTTCTGATGTCGAGAGCCACGCGGTTGTAGAACATCGAGCCCATAAGTTGCTCGTTCGCCTCCGACGACATAAGCATAAATCTGTCGTCTTTCGTCTCCCAGCCCGAAAGAATGACGATAGTCCAATTCCCGTACTGAGTGTTGATGTCGTTGAAATCCGTACCCGTAGTTCTCTCCGAGCCGATAACCTTTTTGGCAATCTGTTCGAGGTCGGGTCTGTTGCACGGCAGAATGAGCGTGTCGGGCACATACTCCATCGTCTCGCCGTTCTCGTCCTTAAAGTTGCGCATTTTGTTTGCGAGCTGTCCGAGAGCCTTTTCAAACGCGGCGGTGTCCGCGCAAATCCCTTTCTTAAAGAAAAAGTTGCTCTGCGTCTTGCTTTTGAACTTGTCCTGTTTGAACGGGTGCGCCGAATGGAAAACGGGCTTACCGTCGCCCGTGGTAAGGTCAACGAGTGCCTTGTTGAATTTGCCCTCGGAATCGGTCGCGTGTGCGAGAGCCCACGCCGCGAGCTTGGTACGAGTTTTGTAGTACGCGCGGACAAAGCCCTTGGGCTTTGCTTTCATATTCGTACCCATACCAAATTTTGCGTCGTCCGCCATCTCCTTGGTGATGGTAAACTCTTTCATAAAGGCGATATGTTCAATCGTCTTTTTGAATCCGAGTTCGATGTTGTCGTTCTCCGCGCCCTCGCCCTCTTTGGTGCTCTGGAACGTGTCGAAATCGGTCTGCCCGATAACCGTCTCTGCGTAACGGTTGGATTTTTCGACATTGAAAAGCACATCGAGCAGGGTCTTTTTCTTTTCGAGCGCATTGCTCTCGTTCTGGATAAGTGCCTTAATCGGGTGTTCAAACTTACCGTATAAAGGGTCGTTTTTGCCCGACAGCTTGGAAAATACGATAGCCATTGTGTTTTGTTCCTCCTGTTTACTCTACGATAACGGAAACATAGTCTCCGCTCTCTTTGTTGGTGTTTGCGTCAACGACGGTACAAACGCCGCTCGTGGTAACATCGGTTACGCCGAGCGCGTCCGCCGCCAGAGCCAGCTTGGAGCCGACGACGATTGCCTTTGCCGTTTCGGAAAACGTAACGGGTACATCGAATACCATATTGCTGGCAATTCGATAGCAAGGCAGGTCTTTCTGACCGCTTGCAGGTGCCGTGTAGTCCGCGAGCGAAATGTGCGTAGGCTTGCCCGTCGCTTTTGTGAGCTTGCCGCCCGAAAGCACAAGAGCCTCGCCCTCCGCATAGGTCTCGCCTGCGGTAGTGGGTAAGGATTCCGTTTCGGGTACGTTAATTCTGCCGTTGATAATCTTAATGCAGTTAAACATACGATAAAAATTCTCCTTGTGAAATATTAAAGCGATTGTTTATAGAGTTGCTTAATCTCTTTTTCGGTCTTGTCGGGAAATAGGTCTTTCCACTCCCTCATAACCTCTTTCGGCATAACAACATTATCGCCAGAGGCTTTTTTCGTAACGGCGGAGTTCAGATGTTCCTTGCCGCCGCTCGCCGCTTTCTGCTGTGCCGCCGCCGCTTGCTTGGTGCGCACCTTGTCGCCGTTTACGGCAAGATAGGCGGTCTTGGGCGCAACGCCGCTGTCTCTGAGCTTGCCGAATTGCACGAAATCCGCAAAACTGTCGAAACAGTCCGCGATGTGCTTGTTTTTCAGCAAGTCAGGAAATGATTTTTTGAGTTCCGAAAGGTCGCTTGCCGCCAGCTCCTCAAACTTTTGCTGTTTTGCCTGCCGTTCAGCCGCCTGAGCCTCGGCGGTCTCTGCCCTGCGCTTGCGATAGTCCTCTAAGCTCACGCCCTCGGATTCGGCATTGGCTTTCTCCAAAGCCTCCTCCACGGAGCCGTCAACATTAACGCCCATCTTTTGCAGGGTCTCTTTGCTCAGATTGCGCACGTTGCTAAGCTCGGTGTCTCGCGCCGCAAGCTGTTTGCGCAACTCGGCAATTTCAGCGTCCTTTGTGTCCGTAGCGGATTCGTCGTCGGCGGCAGTCTCGTCCTTGTCGGACTGTTCGCTTTCGCCGTCCTCGTCGTCCGTCTCGTCGCTTTCGTCGGTCTCGGAATCGTCCAGCTCGTCCTCGCCGTCGTCAGTCTCTGCGTCGTCCATTTCCTCGTCGTCAATATCCGTGTCGATGTCCTCGTCTGAGTCGCCGTCAAGGTCGTAGCTCTCGTCGTTATCGAGCTCGTCGTCTATATCGTCAAGGTCAATGTCGTCGTCTTTTACGATTTCTTTTGCCATTTATGAATCCTCCGTGTTGTTGATATTCTTTACTTTTTTTTGCCGTCTCTCAGGTCGGAGCCCTTAACTACGTCAGCCTTGGGCTGGTCTTTCACGGGCTTGGGAGCCCTGATTACACCGCCCTTATTGGTTGCGTAGGGGTTGCCTTTATGATTCGTGTTACTCATAACCGATAACCTCCCTGTAAGTATTTTTTATAGAAAGAGCCCCATATCCTGCTGGAAAGGATATGAGGCTCAAATCTCTTGGATATTGGCACTAAATTATGATTGGGATAAGGAGCTTATTGCCCCCTCGTGTTTTGCGTCTTGCTTTTGGGCGCGTTTTTCAATATGATTCTTAACGCTCTCGGTGATGGTCGGCTTTAACTCTTTTACGATGTCCGATATAATAACTGAGCCGTTCTGAATCCCTTTACCGATTCCGCGAACAACATCATCGTCCGCAGTAATATTGATTTCCGCTTGTATGCCAAACACTTTTTTCATACTGTTGCCCTCTTAATAACTGCCGCAAACTTTTTCGTCGGGCACGTTAAGCTCTTTATCGGTTTTACCCCAGATTACGAGCCTGTGCTGTAAAATCTCCGCGTATCTCTGCATTACGTTTAACTGTTCGCGTAGCAAATCACGCATACGAAAAGACAGTTTTGCCTCTACGATTTTCTTGCTGTAAAGGAACGTAGACAGTTTAACAATCTTTTCGTTGAGCTCGTCAAGCTCCTGCTCCACTCTTTCCTTTGCCGCGTCTTTGTTCTCCATAGCGTCCTCCTGTTACTCTGCTTTTATTGCGTAAGCCCTGCCGCAGAATTTACAAACGACGGTTATACCGTTACACTTACTGCCTTTTGTGAATCCGACTGCGTGAATCGTTTTCTTACAATGCGGACAGGTAGGCTTTTGAATTTCCGTGTTTTTAGGTATTTCGGTCAACGTAATACTCATAAATACTGCTCCTTTTGGCTTACAGTACCTATTATAAAGCATAATTTACTCAAAATTGTACCCGAAAATTCCGACTGCCCCGTTTTTCGCTTGCCCTTTGCATAATCCTTGCAAAAATGGCTTAGATGTGATATAATTATCAATGCCACATAGTTTAATATTTTCTCAGTCCATTTTTATTTTCGGTAAAAACGTGGGCTTACTTTTCATATTATCTGGACTGAGGATATGACTATGTGGCAATAGTTGTGAGACTGCGTTTTTCGGTGCGTAGTCTCGACTACGCACTTTTTTGTTTCTCGGAGGATATTTTATGAAATGGCGTTTTACGGAGCAAACAAACGAAAGAAAAGTTTTCAAACAATCGTATATTTTGGCTTGTATTTTTGGTATTTTTGCTTTATCGGCTGGCTTTACCGTTCGCTACATAGACAACAACAGCCTTACTGCGGCAAAATGGAAAGGACTTTTAATCGGTGCGCTTATCAATACAGCCGTTTTGGTGGCAACATATTTTTTGTGCCGAATTATATTGCCCGTTGGGATAAGCATTTTTGTCGCGCACATCATACACATTATTCTTTTCGGAATACTGTATAAGACGCATTTATAAAACAGATTATAGGGCTATCGTTCGCACGGTAGCCCTTTTTCTTATGCGGCGTATATGCGCCCGTTTTTGACCGTCAGACCGCACTTTTCCGCAAGCGCAGTTTTCTCTGCTCTCGTAAGCGATAAATTGCTTATCAAGCGAGCGACCGTACTTTTTGCTTTGGCGGCGGACACGCCTCGTATATCGCCGTCCTTTATGGTGTAGCCCAGACTGAGTATAAGCAAGAGCTTTTGCGCCGTAGTGAGCTTTTGCGCCATAACGTACTTTATGACTTTTGCCTTTTTCGAGCCGTTTACCACGGCACCCGTCTTGTCGGTGTCGGATTCGATTGCCGATATTGCGGACAGGTGAGCGGCAAGCGTATTGGGCTGTATTGCGCCGCTGAGCAACACAATTCTGTTTTCGTTCGCCAGCTTTAATATGGACGCTTGCGCTCTGCTGTAATATGCGTCGTACAAAAGTTTTATCGCCTTTGCTTGCTTATCGGCAGGGAGCGTCGCAAACTCCATACTGTTTACCAGCTTTTCGATTTCGCCGTTCGCTTGGCTGTAAATGGTCTTAAACGCGCTCTGTTGCGCCGATGTGAGTTTAATCGTCTCGCCCTTGTAAGTTATCTCGTTACCGACGCTCTGCGGCAATACGGAATATCCTGCGTCGTACAGCTCAATGAGTTTTTTTGTCGCCCTTTCGTTCAAGCCGCCCGTTCTACCATCTTTCAACATCATACCCATAACCGTCTCGGCAAGGTCATAATCTCCCTTTTTGAGAGCCGCC